ACTGGCTAGTGTTGTACCTTCTTGCTGTAACAGTTCCGTTGTTCTCTTTGCTACATCCGTGTAAATGTCTTGAGGTGTGTCATGCGGTGTTAAGTTTACTGCCTTACCGCCCCCAAGGTCTCTAAGCATTGCTGAGAGGTGCTGTAAGCCGTTACACGAACCGTCACTAGCACAGGGTAGGTGAGTCTCGAAATGCTCTCCAAACTGTCTAGCGTTGCTGTACAATGCCCACTCGTAACACCATGCAAGTGCTTGCCAAGGTTTATCTGCTTCCTGCCACCATCTGTTAGTTAAGGGATCGTTATAAACATCGACAGCGTTATCTACGTTCATGTACGCCCACATCTCTCGATCTTCTAAACTTACCTTATCTACTCCAAATACATTAGCACCATGTATAGCCAACCACTTAGCTTCCTCATCGTTTGTGATAGTAGCTGGGTTAGCAAACTCTAAGAGTGCTTTACTGTAGTCTGCATTCTGTGGTGATAAGAAAGACTCTACAGGATACTTACGACCCCTGAAGTCTAACTGCCATACATACCACATCTTCTCTATGTCTTTATACTGTTCGGCAAGTTGAATAGTACGCTCTACCTGAATCCGTTTGGACATAGACTTATTGTTGTAGCTGTGTATCTTGTTACGCTCTGACTTGAACGCCTTAAAGACTGCTGTCTCCTCATCGTTAAGGTATTTAGGTTCTTTACTAAAAGGATACTTAGGTAATGCTAAGTTATCTCTTGGTGGTAAACCTTCCCATGATTGACCACTGTCCCAACATTGACGTAGGGTATCGACAACAAACTCATTGATACGCCAAGGTGTTCTCTGTAGTGCGTTGACACACTGGTACTCTAGAGACAGGTCACGGTCTTTCAGAGCATTAATGTAATCTTGTGCTGTCTGTCTCATGCGTGTACCCTCACAAATGGTAAGTTGTTTATGTGTTCAGAGTAGTAACCACCACCCCAGAATGAATCCCAATCCTTCGGCTCGATAATACAAGGACAATACCTTGGTAGTGCTACCTCGTTGGTCTCATTAAACGCTTTGATCCACTCCTCTGTCTCTTGCGTTGGTACTACATGGTAAATGGTTTTCCTTTTCTGTATCTTCTTCTCCAGTTTAACAATACCTGTAGCAGTGATAATTAGATCAACCAGTTTAATACCCACGTTAATACGTTCCTGACTTGTCCATGTAGGTAGGTCAACACCGTCACTATTAATCTTGTGGTCGAGACCATAACGCTTGTGTAAAAAACCTTTGTCTGATTTCTTGTTAGCTTCCTTAATCATGTTGGTAGCTACTTCCTTGTCTACCTGTAACCAGACATCTAATCTTTTCTGTGTTTCAAGTTGTATACCAATGGTTCGACAAACTTTTAATAACGTACCATTGTTTGCTAGGCTGTCGATCAAACATACTAAAGCTAGATAAGCTACCTTACCCGCATCCATACCCTTGAGTAAACTTTTGGATGTACTTCGGTTGTATCTTTTATCTACCTTACAGTGTTCTTCAATAGCCTCTTGTACAGGGTCAAGGATACCTTTGATAATGGTTCTACCATGCTTAGTCTTTGACCCTAATTCCTTTCCCAATAAATCCTGCAACTGCTTGTGGTAACGGTCAATCCCTGACTGCACCATCTGATACTCTAGGTCTATCTGTTCTTCCAATGTTGCCATAATGCCTCCTTTTGGGACACTTATTAGTTTTACTGTGGCTTTACTCATAACTACCTACGTTAGCGGAGCAAAGGATTATGTGGATTGTGGTATACATTACAATATATATTCTAATCTTGTTACGGTGGCGTGATAAGGTTTCATAGGCTTTTCAGTCCTCTGCTCTACCGACTGAGCTACCTAGGCACATAGGTTTTGAGCCGTTCTTGAAATGTTTAACACGCCACTTCGGACACTTTAGGACACTTAAGGACACAAGCTAATCTTCAAGTAAATTAGACCCACCAACCATAGTTGACGTATCCCATTTAGCATACTTAAGAGTGGTTGCAATATTTTTATGACCCATGTAACGCATGATGTTAGCTGTGTCCCAACCCTTCGCTGTTAGCCTTGTTGCTGTCGTATGTCTCCAAGTGTGCCAACACTTATTAGTAAGACCTAAACCATCTCTCACCCTGTCCCAAGCTAGTCTGTGCTTGTACAATGGATCGTTAAAAGTCTTACGTTTGCGTAGTACCTCCTCTACTCTTTTAGTTATAGGCATCAGTAGTGGTTCACCATTCTTTCTGTCTGGTATGTAAGCACCATACATCTGAGAACCATCAGGTCTAGTTTGTTGTAGCTTGATAAGATTATCTCCATCAATCTTCAACACCTCGCCTGCCCTCATACCTGTGTCTACTGCCACGATAGCGTAGTCACGTAGGTAATCTTCACCTAACCTCTCAAACTCGCTTAGAATGGCATTCTCTTCGTCCTTAGAGAAGTATTCAATACGCTCTCTTCCTTTCTCACTCTGGCGTTTAAACTTCGGTACTGTAGTTAGTGCGCCTTCATCCACTGCATTATCTAAACACTTTTTAAGACAAGATATGTGCCTGTTAACAGTAGATGGAGCGTATCCTTGGTTCTCTCGCATCCATCTGATCCAGTCAAACACTGTAGTAGTGCTGATCCTGTTGATGGGTGACTTCTCGCCCCAGTATTTACAGACAATGCTCTGAATAAACATAACCTGTCGCTCATTCTTTGTATTAGCCCAGTAGTTCTCATGGCAACGATCAAACGCATAGCGTAACGTCCACCCTGATGCCTTGCCAGTCTCTCTGTTAACTTCCATAGCTGTGGGCATATTCCCTTGGGCTATCTCCCTCTGCCACATTGCCTCCAATACAGTAGCATCTTCCTTAGTGGAGAGGGTACGCCTAAACTTTTTACCTTTATAGGTTACGTATGCTTCCCATCCGCTACCTCTTTGGTTAACACTCATACATATACCTCCAGTACAGCATTAATTACGAATCCGAAGGTAATACACACTGCTGAAAATGATAGTACCTCGATAAGTATTTTAGTCATAGCTTAATCCTCCTAGTCAATGCCTTACCCTTGGCAGTTAATTCGACAAACTTCTCAATACGTCTGTCTGGGTTTTCATAAAGTTTAATAAGATTATGCTTAGCCAGTGCGTATAAGTTTCTACTTGCACTAGCACTGGATGTCTCCATCAAT